TCAGAATCTAATCTTGTAACTTGTTTGGAAGCCATCAACTTTATTGTCTTTGACATTCAGTTGAAAAGACACACCTTTATCGTACCCAAAATTCCTTTGTATTTCAATAGGGACATACCATTCATTAGACACCCTGCCAACTCCAATTCCCATTTCCCACTTGCGCTTCTTCTCGTAATCTTTGAAGAGCGGTGTCAGATCCAGAGTTTGATCGACACGCGCTGTAGTGGAAGTAGAGAAAGAAGTGGATGGAGAAGAAGAGGTGTCTTTTAATTGTTCTTTAATGTTCTTATCTTTAACTGGAATTTGAACGTCTGTACCATTGATGACTGCATGATAGCGGTTATTCAGAATCAAATCTGGATCAGACGTATTGGTTTTACTTGTTGCTGTTATTTCAGTAGTCATAGAGGGTGATGTAGAGGAATCTGTAGTGATAGTTGTTTTTGTTGTTCCTTCTTCATACCCTTTATCATATCCATAATGGTAAATCATTGTTGTTGTTCCAATAAAGAAAATCATCAGAATAATAACAATGAGTATATTTCTTTTGTTTATACTATTAAAATCAATCACTTTAGAATCACCTATTTTCATTCTCAATACTGTAATAAAGGATTAAGACCTTCGGTATGTCACATTGAAAGTTCTAATAGTTTACACACATAGTGATTCACATATAGTACCTAGTGTAGGAAACATGTATTTCTTATTTCATAGAGTTCCAAGTTACAGAAACAAGAAATACATGTATATAATATAGATTCCCTCAGTCCCCCCATAGCGTGCCACAATTAACCACTTTGTATTTATGTACCACAATTAGGGATTTCTTAGGTAGCTCCTAAACTAAAGTTGTCTTTTATATGTAACTTTCTCCGCAGTATTCAGATCCTTTAGCATAGCTAGTTTCACTTTACTATAGTTTCCTCTTCCAACAGGTCTAGGGTTTGTCTGATTCAGTTCTGGAATATAGAAGATACCTCTGTCTGGATCTTCCCATTGTTCAAGTAACTCATCAAGCTGCTCATCCATCCCTGTTTGATAATCCCTATCCATAGAATTAGCAAAGAACTCTACAGCCATAGTGACAGCATCCAGTCTATCATCATGAGCAAGGGCACCACGTTCACTGGTCAACCTAGTCATTTGGTAGATTAAAGAATAATTAGGACTGGCTTCATATGTCTTATAATCAGCAGTGATTACCCCTTTATTGACAATGAGCTTGTGTCTCATCATCACTGGTTCAAGGGTGTCTATAATACGTTGCTCCTTCTGTGCCTTACTTCTGATCTCTTCCAAAGCACATGGATAGATTCTTGTGAAGATAGGTGCAAGAAGTTTACCAAACATACCATCACCAAAGTTGGATTCATAGACAACAGTATTTACTTTCCAGAACTTAGCTTTGTTAGCCAGTGTCTCTAATGTGTTGTCACTGTATCCAGAAGTGTACCCACCGCTCTCCATCAAGAACAAATAGCCATTAAGGTATTTAATGACTGCATATGCTGTTTCATCCTTACCACGTCCCGATGGGTCAATAGCCATGACTGTCCCTGTGTATTCAGACGTCTCTGGTGACTGTAAGAGAGGAGAATAGAAGTAATCCCCTTTAAGAGCTACAGACGCTACATCCTTCCATCTCTTTGTAGGATCAGCCGTCCAAGACCATTTGAGACTAGCTTCATTCATATCCAGATCCGCTACAATCAAGTCCTGTACTTTAAGTGGATATTTCTCTTGATCCGACAAGTTGGTATTAAGCATGAACTGTAAAGCAAATCCAGCTTTGCCATAAGACAACTCTCGTTCTGCAATATCTTGTTCATTGAATCGTTTTGGGTCAGTCGGTTCTCCCTTATGTGCTTCCCAATTATCAAGGATAAACGGAGCAAGGGTGTCTCCATAATCTTCGAGTTGTTTCTTGTCTTCTGGATAGCGTACAGTCCAGATCCTGCAATGATAGCCTCGCTTCTGTAGTTCAGTATAAAGAGACATTTCATTCTGAGGTGTCCCCAGATAAATGATTTGTCCACCCGGTTTAATGACAGAATCAAATTCCTTTACTGCTTCTCCCAGCTTATCACGTTGTGTCTGGGTGCCAGAGTTACCCGGTACTTCTACGTCATCTGCAATCAACAGGTCTGCACGAGAACCAGTAATCTGTCCAGTGATACCTACAGACTTTACAGACGGAGAAATATCTGGGATAGCTAAACCAACATCAAAGAGGTTCTGGGTGTTTCTCTGCCCTTCCTTTGTTTTTAGTTCAGAAAGGAAAGGAAGCAGCATAATGATACGCCGTACAAAGACAGCATTTGCATCTGCTCTATCTTTAGACGCAGACACAATCAGAACTTTAATCTGCGGTTCATTCCAAAGTTTCCATACGGCGTATGCACATGTCAGATAGGATTTAGCGACACCACGAAATCCTTCTATAATGAATCGTTTACTGGGATATGTCATAAGGTGTTTAGCAATATCATACTGAATTGGTGTTGGTTCTGGTAAGCCCAAATCATGCCAGAGCATATAGACAAACACTCTGAAATCTTCTTTAGCTTTCAGAATCTGAGTGTCTGTCCAGTATGCTTCTGTAAAATCAGTTAAGTCGATCAATATCCACACCGTCTTTCACATCATCAAAGATTGGGATGTGCTGCTTCTCAATCTGTTTCTGAATGTCTGCAATCCCTTTAGTTCTAGGAGAGACAATCAAATCATTGTCTTTCAGGAACTTACGAACACGATCAAGGAAACGAGGGTCTTTTCTCATTTCTGGATCAGCCAGCCCTTCACGAATTGCTGCTACTTCTCCTTGTGCAATTTCATCTAAGAGATTTGGATCTACTTCAAACATCTTCATCACCCCATCCATCATATCTATCAAGATCATTTGCTCTAATCGTAGACAGAACTTTGTCTGCATAATCAGGATCAGTTGCGTAGATAGGAGCAAGAGTGCGTACAAAGTCTTCTACAGACCAAGTGCTTTCCCATGCTTCCATGACTTCCTTGTATTTGTAATCCTGTGTAATAAGGATACACCAGTCTCTAATTGCATCTTCCAGAGATTCATAAGACTGGAATCTATCATAGATGGTTACATATCCCCCATCTTCCCATTCCGTAGTCTGCTGGCGTACATAATTGCCCCAGCCATTCCATTTACGACCAAAGTAGTTATACTGCCCAATGCAGTACCTGCCCCAACCACTTTCAAGAATAGCCTGTGCAATGCATACAGACGCTGGAAGATTATATTCTGCACAGACATCACCAGCAGTATTTCCAATCATTTCAATAAATTCATCTGGGGTCATATGGAAATCTCCTTCCATTTTCTTTCTTTACTTCATCAGGCACCCCATCTTTATCTGCATCATAAAGCCATCTGCTAAGCAAAGTTATAGTGGCTGTCATCCCAATCACGACAATAATGAACTGTCTAAATTCTGGAATATTGGGGTGTCCTGTCATAATCCATTCATATGCTGTCATTGTCAAGTAAATAAAAAGACAAAGAATCAAAAAATTGACATTGAACTTAATCAATGTCATGGATTCTTTGTCTCGTCTCTTTGGTTTGAATGTAGACAACACTTTGATTAGTTTTGATTTAAGTTGTCCCACATATCCTCCATACGTGCAATACGATCATTGTTGATACGATGTGCCATTTCCATAGCAGTCATCCTAGCATCTAATGCACGTCTGTCTGCTGCACTCATTTCTACTTCTCTTTTCAGCTCAGATAAAACCTTAGTGTTCATGTCAATCGTCTTCTGAATAGGGCGAATTACAAGATAATTGAACCCGCTACTCACCAGTGTCGCGATTGTCAGAATAGAAACGATACTGTCTAAGAAGTTCATGCTTCCCTCACATACACACCAAAAAAAACAGCACCGATCTAGTGCTGTGCAAAATCATAATAAGTTGAATAATAAAAGAAATATGCCTACTATGGGAGAAACAACGAAAGAGAGAAATACAAAAACAATCATACATGCTCCTGCATATGATACGTCTTCTTTTTCTTCTACAATAGCAGCTGCAATGAAGAACGCAATAACAGCTAATGTTGCGATCATATTTATCCCTTCTTTCTGCCTATAGTATAGCATGTTTAATATAAATATAATAGGGAGTGCCAAAAGACACTCCCCACCATATTAAACTTACCGACTAACTTATTACTAAGTAGTAGGTGTAGTAGTACCTGTAGGTGCCAAAGGATTTGGAACAATGAAAGCAGGAACAGGAGCAGGGCGAAGTCTCTGAACAAGATCCGCAGTCTGTGCTGTCTGACCATTCAGGATATTCGCTGCCATGAGCTGTCTATCCCTTTCTTCCAGTTTAGCCTTCAGTTCTGCCATCTGGTATGCAGAGAACATTGCTCTGGTCTTCTCTCCATCCTCTTTGATAGCTTCTACGATGCTGCAAGTATTTCTATACCCTTCTGTACGAACTGCATCAAGGTTTCTGTTCGTCTCACAGCAGCACATCTGAGATGCCTGCTGGTTCTGAGCGAGCTGCTGCATAAGACCAAAGTTGCCCTGCATGACAGTCTTCTCCAGACCATTGATACCATTCGTGAGAGCATAGGTGCTATTAGACTGTCCATAGGTCAGCCCACGCATCTGAGACATTTCATTAGAGTAATCAAACCCTCTCTGAATGTCTGCCTGAGTTGCAGTATTCCCTTTGTTACCAAAGAGATTACCACCACCACCGAGTAATACGAATAAAACGACTACCCACAACCATTCACTACCACCGAAACCTGCGCCTGTCTTTTCATTCAGATTGAATACAGGTTGCACACCACTCATACCGTTCTCCATAGAATCACCATTCCTTTCGTAAAATAATTAGAGAACTGCATATATCAACTCTGCCGTACGCTCAGAGCTGAATACCAAACATAGCAAATTTCTGCTTTATATCGGCAATAAGAGGAGCGAGCTGTGTCTGAGGAATACCCTGTGTAGAAATCATGTTCATAACAATCTGCTGTCTTTCAGCTGGGGTCTTTCCCTGCATCATAGCCATTGCCCTCTGGAAGCGTGGATCACTACCTATCAATGACATAAGAGCTGTTTCAATGTTAGTGTTCATTATGATTAGTCTCCTTTGCTTTTAGCAATCAATGTATCTACTTTTTCTTCAAGTGTCTTTAACCTTTCATTCAAACTCTCTTCCTGTCCTTTTGCTTTGTCATACACTTCAATGACTGGAAGACCACTAAGATCAATGTATTTCACATAGACCTTATTCTCTTTTTTAGAAACGAAGAAAGTGAGAGAGCCACAAGGATCTACTCTAGCTCTTCTCACTTCATCTACACTATTTACTTCACCACCATAGCTGTTGATAGCTGGTGGTGCTGGTGGATAGTCAAACATGATAATCACCTTTCCTTTTTGTTAATAATTCCTTTTCAAGAAAGAAATTTCTCAGAATATGTTTACATTTACTCCATGCCTTCCACTAAGACAGTTGGTGCTCGTTAAGACAGCCATAATGTTGTTTAAGGTATCCAATAGTCCTCATTTCAGTTACGCCTTAGCCATATAGGTCAGACTAATACCACGCACATCCCTAATAGAAAATGAGTCATCACCACTGTATATAATCCACAAGTTACCTCCTGTATCAAGCTGAACTGGAAATGTTTCAATATTATTAGATAAATAAAAAAATAGTACACCATAGGTAATTGTTTTTGGTACAGGCAACCCAGAAAATATCTTGAAACTAGAATACAGACCAGATATATTTTTGAGTACTCCATACAACCTTAAAGTGACCATATTATCATATCTATCCCATTCAATAGTACCAGTACCATTTACATACTCTGTTTTTGTAGCTGTCCCTGAAGACTGTTCTACTTTAGGCACAGTATCAGCAGTGACAAACCCACTATCATTAGTCAGCTGAGAGGTCTTTGTCGGGATGCCTTCTTTCACTTCCGCTTTTGCTTCGTCAAGTGCCCGCGTAAGAGCATCATTCGTTGTAAAGTCAGAGTCATTAGTCAGCTGAGAGGTCTTTGTAGGAATCTTTGCATCTACTTCTGCTTTCAGGTAGTAGCTAGAAGGGTCAAACTTAGCAGCATCAATAGCACTCTGAGCTGCTGCCTTTGCACTATTAGCTGCATTAGTCTCACTCAGCTTTGCATTAGTAGCACTTGTAGATGCATTAGAAGCACTAGAAGAGGCTGCCGATGCACTAGAAGCTGCTGCTGTTGCTTTCTGAGTAGACACACTAGCACTAGAGGCAGAAGAACTTGCAGAGGATGCAGATTCAGTAGCACTAAGCTGGGAGGTATTAGCACTAGAAGCTGCTGCACTAGCAGAGATCTTAGCAGCTCCAGCCCATGTTCTAGCTGACTTGCTATCATCCCCACCATCCGGACTCGTATCAGACACAGCCCACTTCTTAGCAAGATCTGCACTATTGTTAGCTTCAGTAGCCTTAGTAGTAGTAGCGTCTCTTAAAGTGGTCATAGTGCTGACATAAGAGTTCCCAGTAGTCCCCAAACGAGTGTTTTGCGTATCTCCTGTAGTGGTCAGTCGAGTATTCTGAGTGTCTCCTGTAGCAGTCAAACGAGCATTCTGAGCATCCCCAGTAGCTACAATAGAAGCATTCTGGGCTGCACCTGTGCTTTTAAGCTGATTCAAGAGACTGTCCTGATTAGCTTTAATGTATCTAAGAGTTACAACATCTCCATCCTCAATAGGATCAAGAGCATTGATAATTCTTTTATACTGTCCATCCCAGCAATTAGGATTATCATATGCAGTAGACATCCCAGAATCAAAGACCTTATCAGATGTTTCTTCAGCAAGATGCAAGAGCTGTACTTCCTGTAAAGACAAGTCAGCACTTCTAAGTACAGAAGCATCCTGCCACTCTACCAGAGGATCAGTAGTTGTCTCACGATAAATCTTAACAGAATGTCCAAGTGGAATACCTTTCACAAGTCGTACCTGTTTGTCTTCTACCGTATAATCCACACCCATAGTAAGTTCTGTGCTGTTGGTGTAAATGTCTTCTACCTTTACAAACTTCTTCCGTAAATAATCAAAAGGGAATGCATAGACAAGCTGACTAGCATTCCCTTCATAAATTACAGAAGCCTTTCTCTCTTTAGCCAAAGTTAAGCTCCTTTACTATTTAACATTCATGATTGAAGAAATATCAGAATTTGCATTGCCAGTGTTCCCAGAAGCAGCACCAATCTTATAGCGTCTCTTTCGTTCACGTTGTTTCTTCTCCTTATTCATTTCTTTCCGCTTCTTTACACCACTGGCATCTCTAATTTCAGATGCAAGAAGGGTCATGCCCCAGAATCCATTAAATGGCACAACCTTCAAAATATTTGCCATGTCTTCCTGCGACATTCCATCACCAACTGTAGAGTTGTAGACACTCCCCCCAATCCCCATGATTGGATTGATAGTAGAAGATACAGCTGGCATCTGGTCTACTGCACGACCTACAATAGAACCTGCTTTCATCTCTTTCCCTGTCCCTGAGGTCTTAGAAGAGTTATCTACAGTAGTACGCATCATAGGAGTGCCAGTCATGATTTCATAGATGTCTGAACCAAAGGAAGGGATAGAGCCAGTGATAGCTCCACGAGAGAAAGCAGCCCATGCAAGTCTACCCGGTGTCAGCTGTTTAGCAATGTACTCTTTTCTTCCTTCTGGATCATTAGGGTATTTTACCAACGCTCTAAGATATACCAACCCCATATAAGACATACAGTTCGTTCCCATTGAAGCTAGTGCAGCCAGTGCATCATCCATCTGACGGGAAGACAAAGCTCTGAGTGTCTGGTCATTAACAGCACGAAGAGAATAATCTTTGAACTGAAACAACAGCTTAGTAAACCAGTTCTTTTCCTTCAAGAGAGGAGTATTCCCGATAGACATCTGCTGAATGCCACGTCTGCTGTAATTTTCAAGCAGATTTCTAAATTCAAAGAAAGTCTGATGGTCTTCTTTTCTCCATTTGTCAAAGACATCTGGATCAAATTTGCCGCTATCAAGATATTTTTTGATTTGTGATTTCAGCTTGTCTACATCCTGTACATGTGCTGCATCCAATAAATATTTGCTGAATGGGTCACGAGTGCTGGAAATCTTTTCTCCTCTAGCCCATTTGATAGCATCAATGAAGCCACTTTCCCTAGTTTGTCTAATCATCCAGTCAGTCAGTTTAGGAAGCTGATTCAGAGTAGATGTAACATTGGAGAATATCTTCATTGTCTCCTGTGCCTTATCAAGTCTCTTTCCCCAAACACTAGAATAACCAAGTGCGTCTCTAAAAGACCGTGCTTCATAATCAGAGTTCCTATCCCAGAATCTAGTATTCAATTCTCTTCCATACAATCTTACCTGTGCTTCTTTTGCAAAATCTTCCAGTTCTTTTTCAGATGCAGATAGCATAGCACGTCTCATCTGTCTAAGGATTGGGATGGACTTATACAGAACACGAGTTCCTGCATATGCCATTGCAGAACCAAATTCACCAAGCTGTGCCATGAACATCTGTCCACCCACGTCTGCATAGGATTTAGTTCTGAACAATTCAGAGAAAGCATCCCAGAGAGTTTTAGGCTTTGTGTCTACATGTGTAGAGAGCAAGCGAGACATCCCTTCTGTCAAGGCATCTTTCTGTTCCTTTGCTGCTGCCTTAGTAATCTTACCGGCTTTAATGCCTAATTCAAGCTGTTTTGCCACATCATCAAGCACACCAGTTTGTCTCCAATTTCCAATGGAATCAAAGACAGCCACTTCACCACAGACACGATCAATATAGGAATTGATGATTCTGTCTGTATTCACATCACGAAGATGAGAATCAAATGAGAAATCAAGTGTTGTCCCTGCTTTGTTCGAGATAGGCATGCGTACTGTCGTATCCATAGGAAGTCTGGATTTCAAGAACTGAGGAATCCCTACACCATACTTACCACCAGAGAAGCATGTCTCACTGGCGTTCTGGTCAATAACACCTCTAGCCCAATCCTTACACCTCTTATCAATCTCTTCCTCAACCATAACCTTAGTAATCTTTTCAAGCTGAGGTTCTTCTGGAATAGTAGAAGTGTCTAGTTCCAGTTGCTTTCCTACTGTCTTTTGATAGCCAGCCTCTTTAAGAGCTTTACCCTGTTTAGACCGTTTATTTGTCTCATTAAATTCTGGTTTAGGAACACGCCCACTAAACATGCGTTCTTCCCATTCTTTATGAGCTTTGAGGTATCGTCTTTTTGCATCTGCTTCCATCTGCTTTCTGACAACATCTCTCTTACATGCCATTTGAGCATATTCGTACATCTTTTTCATGCATGTCTCAGTGTCACCATCCATAAAGTCCACAAGGCGTGTCAGCATCTCATTGTCTACTTTACGAGTAAATTCAAGATCAAGTGGCTTCCAGTCTTTATCAATATAACTACCGTAACCACCACCGCCATGAAACTGAGAATCTTCCTGCATCATGGTGAGACACCCTTCTCTGATCTTCTTGATTGTTTCTGCTGCTTTGATGACCTCAGGATCCCAAACCATTTCATTCGGAGACAACCCAGCTTTGTTTCCTGCATACTGTGCATTGAAACACTGCTGTACCTGTCTATCAAATTCCAGTCTATACTGCCCCTGAAATTTATAGAATTTATTTTTCTGCAACCAAGCATTTCTAGAATCATAATAATCATTGAGCATTGGTTTTACACGCTGCTGCAAATACTGCTTAATACGTTCACCGACAACAGGATTAGCTCGTGCTGCAATTCTTCCTCGTGTTGGTTCAAAGAGAAAATCATTCAAGCTACGAACTGCAAGAAGTCTTGAATGGCCAAGTACGCCATAGATTGTCTTAAACAGCCCACCTGCTTCCAGATGTTTCCCAAGCCGTGTAGGGAACCAGTGAGGCAATGAACGATGCATCCAGTCATCCACTTCTTTCTGCTCGTTATCCCACACCATTTCAGCATGGAAGTTGACAGGGCTATCCTTATCAAAAGCAGTGTCGTAAATGTACGCTGTACCATCTGGGGATACCTTGATAGGGGTGTCTCTATACTTCTGTTCATACGCAGAAGCCTTTACCCACTTCAAGAGTGTCGCATCTTTGGGCTTTTTCGTCTTAATACCACGTAACGCATAGATATTTGCTCTAGCGAGACTTAAAACTTTGCGTACTGTATAGTTGTGTAAATCCCAATTCTTATCTTCCAAAAGGTCATAGATGTTAGTACGGCTGTTTACATTTACTTTCTTATCTCTAAGAATCTCCTTGTAAGCAGAACCAATAACATCTCTTAGACCTGTTGTCATAGTGTGCATATCTCTTACTACATCAGCAAGGGCACGTTTAGACGCTACTCTATCCCCGATGATAACATACTGTCCTGTACCTGGAACTGTGAAAGCAGTTTGTCTGTTAGTAATCTTTATACCGTGTTTTGTTGCAAAAGCAGTTGCCTGATTACTAGACAGAACAAAGCAATTTTTCCCTACATCATTCAGCCCCATCTCTTTCATTTCCTTAACTTTGAGCTTCAAACGGCGTCTCATTGTATCAATAGGTTTAGCTGCCTTTATCTTAATATCAGAGGATGGCATTGTGTCTTCTGTTACTTTGCCAGTCAGTTTCAGATTGTCTTTCTTTGCCTTGTTCTCTTTTGCTTCTTTACCAGACAGCTTCACATCTTCCAGTTCCGTAGATTCACTGATCTGTTTCAGTTCAGTATTGACACGCTTCTTTAGGGTGTCTGTTGGTTTCATGCCAAAAGCCCCAGTAAGCATGTTGTCTTCACTACGGTTCAAGTGTCCATATACTTTTTGAAGAGTTTTAGATTTAGGTAATACTCCCTTAACAGTACGCATCGCATCAAACGCATTGCCAAGGATTGCTGCCTGTACCATGTACTGTGCATAGTTTGCTTCAAATCCCCCATACTTGCTAGACAACGCTCTGTCTAGCCCCATCATAGACGCCCCTGTAGCTGCATTGGCTGCCATTCGTGCTACCTTAGATTTAGCAAACATAGAGAGTTTGTCTGCATTAGTACCAAACATTCTTGCAAGCTGTCCTACCATAGTATCAGCAGTGACGCCACCAAGATACTTAGCACCGATACCGCCTGCCACGGATTTGATACCTTTTGCAATGAGCGCCCCCTCGCTAAGTCCTGTAGCCATGAGAGCAAGGTTCACTGGTTCAAGCATCCCACCAGCTAAAGAACCTGCAATGCCAGCGATGTTATAGCCCTGCATCTGCTCATCCTGTGCTAGACGTACTGCCCGATCATAATCCTGCTTCTTCATCGCAGCCAGCATAAACAGGTGGTCTTGTGAATATGAATTAGTCAGTACAAAGTTCTGTGCTGTAGGGTCATTAGGCATCAGCTTCTTTACATAGTCAATTTCCTCATCACTGGGCGTATAAGGGGTACTAAACCCAGGTATAGACACACTCCCTCTGACAGCTGGGTTAATCCATGACCAAAGATAACGCAGAGAAGATGTGACACCACTATCAAGAATTGCATCATCAGCAGCATCCACAAATCTGGAAATGGGGTCACGTTCTTCCATAGGAGCAGGAGCATCTGGAATATATTCATGACCATACCTAGAATGTCCCTGTCTGTCTACAGGAATAGAGCCAACAGCAGTGATAGGAGAATACTCTTCACCAAGTTTAGCCTTTATTCCATCATAATATTTGTTATCCTCATTGTCCTTCTCTGTAAAATAGTTTCCTGCATATAATGCATCTAAGTAAGAATCTACGTCATGTGCGTCCCCAATCCCATATGGAGCATATTTTGCAAGATAATGCCCCATATACTCTGCATACTCTTCTGGAGAATCAAATATCTTAAAGTATAGATTAGTCCCCTTCAATCTATTTTCTTCCCCATTAGGTTCTTCCTGCGTAACCCCACCATAGTTATTGTTTTCTTTTGCTAAGTCAGAAGTAAAATCTGAGGATTCAAGACGCCATTGTGCATAGATCCAGTGAGGATCAATGTTGTTTGTGCCTAAGGTTTCATTAGCAACTTGTGCTGCCCTTTCTGCTAATTCATAATAAGTCATCTTAATTTCTCTTTCTGCACTTAAATTATCTGTAATTCACTACACTATAAACTTCTGTTGGGTTATCTTCCACTTCATCTTCAGTAATCCAGTGATGTCTTTCTTCATACTGTTCCTGCTCTTCTGCTACAAGGTTATCCATTTCAGACACACCTGTATCTGGGTCTGGGGTAAGAAGTTCATTCACATATGCAGAAAATTCATCTGGAGAGAAATACTTCTGTTCCTGTGTACTGCTGTTCATAAACCCAAGAACATTAGTAGATGGATCATAGACAATATTCACACTTTCTGGGGAATCAAAAGAATACACCATATTCTTGATAGCCAGACGAGCAGATCTTCCCTTGTCTGTATAGCTATCCTGATCTACCCCTGTAAAAAAGTCTTTAGGAATAATACAGTCTAAACCCATTTCATGATAATCAAAGTATTGCCCTCTAATCTGGTCAGCTGCCTGTTTTACTGCTTCGTCTCCGTCCATACCATTGTAGATATAGACTTTTGCCAGATTTCTGATCTTTCCACGAAGGCTAGGATCATTGGCACCATAGACACCATTTAAGATAGGTGAACCATCTGCATTTGTTCCCATCGTCTCTATCTGCATTGCTGTGTTGTCTGCATTAGCCATGGCATCATTAAGGCGTGTCTCCATAATGTCTTTTGTGTCTTCGTTATGCTCCTGCTGATACACATTGCCATAGAGCTGCATTGCCTTCTTCAACCCATCAAATCCCTCTTCAGAATGATAGGAAATCCCATCTTCTACCTGTGACAAGGAAGACAAAGCTGAAATGTCACGTAAAGTGCTACTATTGAATACAGAACCTGCCAGTGCTGGGTTTGCATGATATATATCAAGGGCTGTCTGAATATTCTGCAATGCTGGGGTATTATATGTTGCATTCTCCCAATCAATATTCACGGCGTCCATAAGAGAAGAATTTACAGCAAAATTCAAACTATTCTTAAATGCTTTCATCTGAGGAGCAGTAAGAAGTTTGCCTTCCTGTCTAACACATTCATTTAGATCAATTTCTCCATTAGAAAATGAAGATAAAATCCCTTTCAAGAGTGTCTGACCAGCTCCAATGACTTCCTGCTCTGTCAGTGCTTTCTTAGACACACTTCCATCTGCGTTCTGCACACTCTTCTGTAATGGCGCAGTGATAGGAGAACCACCACCATAGGAATTGCCTTTACATAAAGCACTAAACCATTGAGAAATGTTCTGCTGTGTTGCACTATCAAGCACAACTGCTGCTGCCTTCCCTACTGCTCCAGAGCGTCCAGAAGATCTTACTCTGCTCTGGTATTCAATCTCTCTCCGCTTATCTTCACGCATAGAGGTGAACATGCTCTTCTGTGCCATGACAGCAGCAATATGGGGATTGTCTTTCTTAATCTGCTCTACCTTTTTGTCAAATTCATCCAGAGATGTACATTTCTGTAGACTATCAACAATATCTGTCATGTATTTTTCTCTAAGTGCACCGTCCATAGCAATTCCAGAACCATGGAAATCTTCATAAGGCAGAAGTTCTTTCAGCTTCCACTCTTTTCCATTCACGTCTGTATAGACACTCGCTTCAAAGATTTTGTCTAAATCCTTACCGCCATTGTTTGCAATACGTTCATCAATCGCCTTAGACAACATGGGAAGCATAGCATAGAAAGAACCACCTGCATTTTCATAATCAGTACATGCCTGTTTGAGTTCTTCTACCTGTGTCTCAATAGGGGTCTGAGCCACATGTTCTGCACTCCCCAGATCAGACAGTTTTGCAGTAAAAGAAGCAGAGCGAATAGCTTCTCTATTCTTCCCTGCTTCTGCCATCTGTCTATTGATATTGTTCTGGGTGTAGGTGTCCATGTTTTCATAGAACCCAAGAGCAAAGAACTTAGAATCTCCATTGTGCTGAAAACTGGAAATAGGTTTGATACTTCCCAGAGCAGATGCATTGTTAGGAGCAGAATCCCCTGTGACCTGTGCGTCTTCGTTTGCTTTTTCCCAGTCTTCCCCAATGTTATATTCACGTCTATGTGCTTCTACAAAGTTCAGCCATCGTGCGTTTTCTTCCCCTGCTGTCTGACATTCACCCTCTTTGGCTACAACGTCCTGATCGTATCTGTTACGAATATCACGAATTGCATTTTCGCCACGATACTTATCTAGGGCAGCCATAGTATAGGGATTGTCTAACAACTCTTTGTGATTAGAGTTAGCAAGCATCTGCTGAGAAGAAGTCAGAATCTTTCCTGCATTGTTCGGGTCATTCTTAATCACTTCTGCCATGAATTTGCCATACTTTTCATCTCTAGCATCCTGTTGTGACATGTGACTAAGGATAGTGTCTCCCAGCACCCCAAGTGCTTTTGCAAGACTTGCTGCTTTAGATCCTGCTCCTGCTGTCGTACTCCCAGAAGGAACAATAAGCTGCTTCTGGTATGTATCTCGTACCTGAGGTGCAAACTGTCTCTGTGTACCTACGGCATTTGCTACATTTGTTGCCATTACTTCTGTCCCCCTGTCTTACGATTTATTTTTACATTCTGATAAGCATCATATGCCTGTAATCCTGCTCCCATCAAAGACAGAATGTCTGCCTTCTTATTTGGTTTAGCAGCTTCCTTATAAGATGCAACAGTTCGCTGCGTAGACTTCAATGTAGTCAGTTTGTTCAAATCAATCTCATTGCTCTTTCGTAAATAGTTATCCTGAATAGAAGCTATATTTCTAGCAGTATCTCCGACTGTACTCCGCATGATCTGGTCAGCTGTTCTACCACCGCCAGCCATGTCTTCATTTACTGCTGCCTGTACCTGTGAATTAAGCTGTAATGCATTCTGCTGAGTTTTCATAATAGAAGTAACAGCTTCATCATATGCATCCTGTCTTTCCTGCTCATAGTTCACCAGACTGCCATTCATCTGATAAATAGCATCATTTGCTTGCGCCTGATATGCCAGTGCATTAGCTTTATTCTGTTGCCTAATCTGCAAGCCTTTCAAACCCACCATTGCAGCAGCCATTCCTGCAAATCCACACATTACTTACTTTCATCTCCTTTTAACTCAAAAACAGAAAAATCATCATCTAGCTTTGTCCATGTAGCACCCAGCCAATCCAGATATTCTACATGCGTTGTGTTCTTTGTCCAAACTACGTTTGTTAAGACACCATATGCTTTCAAAAGTCTAGGCAGTAATTGCTTTGAGAAGCGTAAGAAGCTGAGTTTGTGTCTAGCATACTCTGGGGTAAAACAGAGCCAAATCACGCCTTTTCCTCTATATTTGTACAGACCGCCAATCCCAACTGCCTTGTCTTTATATGTAATCTTGTAAACTGGATGTTCATAATGCACTACGAGATCAACAATGCACATATCATAAGAAGTACGGTTACTACTCATCATGATTTCTTTCTTGTCTTCTCTTCGTAGTTCCTTACAAATATCCCAGATTTCTTTTGTTCCGATTGCTTTGATTTTCCAGTCAGAATTACACTCTAGTAGCTCTCTTATAGTAAACACCTTCCCACCCTGCACCAATCAATGCTACAGGCATAGGAAGTTCTGTCTCTATACTGATAGAGCAATTAGAACTCAAAGACTGTACAGGGAACTTAAACTGTCCTGTCTCTAATGCTGTAAGTCCAATTTTATTTCTACCAGAACCTAAAAGCCGTGCAGTCATTACATATTCATACGTTTCTTTGTCAAAACATTCAACAATGGCTTTGATATATCCGCAATTCTCATAGTTCACCCAGAAATTCCTAAGCTGCAATCTTCCTTCTGTGTATGCAGTAACACCATTGTCATCCTGTTTACGAATCATAACCTCAGAGAACTTTGCCTTGAATTTATACAGTTCTCCTTCAATGAAACGACTGCCTACCCAGTTTCCTTGTAGCCAGACATACCTTCCATCTTCCATTTCTTCTGGTGTCCATTTTCGGAAAAAGCCTTTGCTGTCTACCAGTCCGTAAGACACACCTGCTTTCAGAGTGTCTCCATACATGGTTTTCATATCTACCTTAGTCCGTCCTTCAATATCATCATAAGCATCTGAAGTAATGGCAGGTAAAACAACCTTTCTATCCATAAAGACACGATATGGTTCATACTCTTCATAGTCCTTCGTGTTATAAGTAAAAGAGAGACTTTCAAGAGTAATCATCCCTTGTCTATCAAACACAAGATACAATGTAGAATTGATAAATCCGCCACCAAGAATGCGGGCACCATTGAACTCCCAGTAAGACCAAGAGGACTGTAATCTGCTGTTATCTACAAACAAGTATTTGTAAATGTATACTTTTGATTCAGCACCAATAGTAAAGAACCCTAAAACATTCTCTGTATTGGAAGACACAATTTTATACACACCATTCGGGATAAAAGAAGGCACATGAGACGTTACATCCTGTGCATCTTTCAAATTGGTGGTGTCTTCAATCGTGAAATATTCTTTGATCGTAGTAAACTCTGCACGTTCTGTAGGAAAATAGACACGTCTTCCTGCTCCTACTGGACGCACATATGGATTGCAAGTAAACTCTGTGACTTCTGTGATAGAGCAATTCTTAGGAGACAATACGCCATCTGCTCTGAGTAAGAACTGTGTATCATTAGAGAAGAGAAGCAACTCTTCATCAAATGGAACAGCATGATAGAGGATAGATACACTGTTATGGGATACTGCTAAATCAATAGGATCAGTGTCCTGCATGTCTACTACAGAAGCAAACCAGAAATTAAAGAAAGATGCAGACCTAGACAGAATGACATTCTCTCCTGAAATAAGCCCAAGTCTGTTTCTGTAAAAGAAAATATCATTGATAGTTGCCCCAACGAAAGAAGGTTCTGGGTTAGAATCCTCATCACCTACATCTCTATCATCCCAATCCAAAGGTTTAAGGGTGAAAGACATGTCTGCATTTCTTACCAGTCCCTGAGGCATGGTAGAAGAATCAAGAGTAGTAGGTGTTTCTGGTCTTGCACATTCTGTCCAGAGCTGTGTGTCTCCGTCATATCTGACATAATAATCATCAGCTACATTCGTTGCCCCTTTTACCTGTACTGTAAATCCATTAGGAGCAGAACGTGGCAAATTGTTAAAGTTCTGTACAGCATGATAAATACCAAACATAGACATACCATTGTACCCATCTTTAATCTTAACGGTCTTAATGGTAGTCCCTGCTTTCTTTACATATAGCCAGCTGTCACCAGTTTCTACTGTCCACCCATTACTTTTGGCAGAAGTAGCAAGCTGTTCAGCAATCCAGTTTACGTCTACCTTCGTACTATCAGAAGCATTAGATCCATCTGGTGTCGTGTAAGTGGCAATCGTTACATCATTGATAATACAAGCATATGTTCTGCCATACTGCCCACTCTTAACATTAAAGAGTGCACCCTGTGTGTCTTTCCATCTTCCAGTATCCCAGACCTTCCCTGTCATTGCTACTTTCTTTTTTGTATTAACAATAAAAGTATAGTCTGCAATAGTAATACATTTAAGATGCTTTCTGGGGTCTACACCACTAAGGTATGATGCAGATTTAGCATCAATGGTCACTTTGTATTCTTTGCCGTCTTCATCATAAATCTTACAACTACCATTTCCATCAAAAATCATGATGTACTTTTCTTCTTCATCTCTCTTTACTACATGTACAAGAGGACGATAAGTAGAAGAGGGAGCAACAAACAAATTCTTGATATGCACAGTCGGTGCCCTTTTTTGCAGACCACCTACTTCTGTGCTATATCCATTTATCTGTTCTTCAAGCTGTTCTGGTAAACGAAGAATAGCAGGCTGCTGACTGATACCAGACACAATGTTTTTGATTGTCTGACTGTATAAGTTTGTAGCCATTAGTTACCTCTTTCAAGAATTGTCTGCACACCAGTTACACTCAGCATATTGAAGTTATTAGAATCAAGTTCATATTCCATCAAAGCTGCCCATGCTTCCTGCTCATCTCTGAGAAGCTCTTCACCAAGGGAGCTGTCACCTAAGTAGCGTGTCTGAAAAGTTGTAGCTGCCTTCGCTGTGATATAGCTTCTCATTGGATCTGGCATGTCTTCAAAATCCACAAGGAAAATAATTGTGCAATCAATACTATTGTTAAAAATATCTGTCTGCTCTTCCCAATCAAAAAGATAGTCCCCTTTTTTCGTGTACTTCTTATTGTCTGTACCAACAACGTACAGAAGATTAGACAACCATCTAATTTTGTGCGTAGAAGCATCGGGGTTCAACGTATAAGAATCAATTTTATTGAACGTCCATCCTTTACTCTGCACACGTCTATTTACGTTCCTAAGGATACGCAAGCAGTTAATGACATCTACATTTGTTGGATTCTCAATCGTGTTTACAGGAGATTCACCAATACTTGCAAGAATTTCATTGACTGCTTCCAGTTCTGTCAACGGAGTTAAAGTCATTGCTATTTATCCTTTCTAAACAAATCAAAATAAGGTATGGTGTCTCTTTAAGGACTTGAACCTTAAACCTTCTGAAGCTGTACAGACGCTCTAACCATTGAGCTAAAGAGACATGGTGGGAAGATATGCAGTTGCGTTGAGAGGAGGGTATCATGGCGTTCATGATTTTATATGCATATCTTCCCTATAAGAAAGGAGGAATCGAGAGGTGTGAGAATTGCACTCACAACACGCCGAACATGTGTGCCTAGCCCTCTCATAAAGTGCCTGCCGTAGCAAGCACTAAATAGCCTAGTCCTCAGACATCGGCTGTTCACTTCTTAGACTGTAGAAATAGTACCCATGTAAGCAGCTTCTGGACGAAGACCACCATGTCCCATAGCATAAGACGCTACGAGCATGTCTGCCTGATATTCAGCACGCCGTGCACGTTCGATAGCAAGGTCTTTCAGTTTAACAGTACCTACTGCGGTACGATGTGCTGCAATAAAGACAGTGTTGTCTACATACTCAGTAGGGAACACATGACCAGCACCCTGAATTACACCGTCATTGACTGTTGCACCACCACGAGTAAGGTGGGGGGTTTCAATGATGTCAAATCCAGCAACACGAAGAACATTGCCTTCAGTAATTGTAGCTACTGCACCATAATCATGATTGATTGCGACCAGAGAAGCTACAAGAGCGTTCACACCAGTCGGGGTCATGAATACATAACGGTCATTTGCTGGAACATAGTTTTCAGACATTTTGGTCTTAACATTGAGAAGCATTTCCACAAGTTTAAGCCCCATTTTCTGAGTAACACCAATGTCTTCGCCAGCAAGAGTACCATTAAGGATTTCACCTTTACCAAGACCAGTGATGTTTTCTTTGTTCGCCACAACCATCTTTGCAAGTTCTGCAAGGACTGCACCATCTGCTGCATACGCAAGAGCTTCACCCATCTGACGAGAATATTCTCCACGCACGTCAAAGTGAGACAGTGCTTCATCAAGGTCAGAAATGAGCTGGGAAGTAGTCAGAAGACCATCAATCTGAATGATTTTCTCTTCGCCCGGAATGTTTTCTCGCAGGTCATCCAGAGACTTACCAGATTTCAGATAAGCGGCTGTAGCACGACCAAATACAGGGAACTGTGCAGATTTACCGCTCGCAATGGATCGAACAATATGACGTCCATTGGTTACAGAAGCACGTTCAAATGCCGTGATGGTTTCTCCTGCAAATACTTTCAGATAGCGGGCAAGAGCATCAGTACCACCCTGATTAAGCCCTGGCTGTGCGATTGTTACGTCTGCCAAAATAAACTCTCCTTTACATTGAAAAATAGAAATGAATGAATATATGAAACAACAAAAAGACACACATCTGCTTAGATGTGTGTTTGAATATATTTTTGTTTTGCGATTTACATTTTGTATTTTTTACCAGCGTTTCTGTAAAAATAATAAGCCAGTGTGTCTTTTCATTGTTGTCATAACAAAATTAACCAATAAAAGAACTGTTCATGGTTTTGTCCTGTACTTCTTTAGTATACGAAGGGTCGCGAAGATACCGTGGATCAGACATTGCCTTCACCATTTCTCCTCTGTTAGCAAACCCCATGTTGCCAACATTGTTGCCAGCGTTACTAGACCGACCAAGAATAGAACGACCAGTGTAGCCGTTAGCAGCGTGCATACGAGCCTTAAAGCCATCAAGAGCCAGTCTAATACCAGCCATATCCCCTTTTTCAATAAGAGAATTAAAGCGTTCTGCACTTCCGTCATTCTGCTTGCTAATGAAGCCAGCAATCTTTTCATACTCTTCCTGTCCCCCTGCATGCTGATAGACATCCGCTACAAACTGCTTCGCTGTTGCTTCAAGACCAGTAATGTATGCATCAATAACAGACTTCGGATAACCTGCCTTTTCAAGCTGGTCATAAGACTTTTCAGACAAGCCACCATCTGCATAGTACTCATCAGCCAGAGCGTCAAAGTCAATTCCCTTTTTGTCTAACTCTGCCTGAAGTGTCTGGTCTGCTTCAACCGCTTTAGACACACGAGTTTCAATAGGCTCTTCTTCACCCTCAGACTTTTCTTCATTGTCTTTGGTTTCTGTCTGGTCTTCTGTTTTCGGTACAGCTTCTTCCGTCTTTGCAGTTTCCTGTGCTTCTTCTGTAGGGTTTTTCGTCTCAATCTTTTCTGTGTTTGTCGATCTAATTTCAACGTCTCTTCCCTGTAAAGCATCTTCTGCACCACCTGTCACTGCACCTTCTGGATATAAAGATTCAGTATTTTCTTCCAATTTACTACATACCTCCCATCTGGTTATTCATCCCATCCATAGCTCCCTTTGCTAACTGCGGAGCTGCTTTCTCTGCCATATTAGACATCATAGATTGCTGCTGTTCCTGCTGAATCTGCTCATCAGTCTTAATGAGTTCTTCTGTGTCAATGCCCAATGCTGTTGCTTCCATAATCATAATTTTCTGCCAATTCAGATATGTCTGTGCAGCAGGATTCATCTGCTGTAATTCCAAGAACTGAGACAGTTTATTAAGATCATGACCACGACCAATAGCTTCTACACCTGTGATGACTTCCATGTCCACTAAGTCTGGTGGAAGGTCTGGGATCTGTCCCCCAGAAGAGAGCTGGGCTACAAGTCTACGTGCCAATGGTAACTGGAGTTCTTGAGACAACAGGGAATAAATGCCACCCAGTGTGTCTTCCAATTCACCAGCTACATATCGGATTTCTTCTGCTGTTACACGTTCACCATTGCGCTGTACTGCACTATTCAGAAGGAAAGCAAAAGACAACCTAGATTCAATATTCGCTGCTGTCTGCTGTGCCACATTTAGATCGTTGTATTTGTCTAACTGCAATACAGTGATGTCTTCTGCTCTACCGGGAATAAATGCCCCTGTTTCTGCTTTAGACAACCTATTTACTCTTGTAATCCCATTTGGATTTACAAGGAAATAGACAGACGCACAAATAGAACTCAGTTCCACAATGGCTTTGCTAAGATTTTCAAGGGAACGAATATCACCCAGATACTCTTCAACAAAAGAACGTCCGTAAGATTCGCCATCCATCTTTACCATACGAAGAGGAATCCATGGGGCACTATCAGCAGGAAATGCCTGTGCTGTCCCATCAATCACTTCCCCATTGACTTCCTGATAAGCGATATACTGTCCATTCTGCAACTGAACATCTGTATAAATCTCAACTTCATCGGATGCCTTATGCTCTTCCGTGTTTTCTCCTGTCTTAGAAATCATGTTCTGTACATCTTCTGGCAGAGACGCCCATGCTACTTTGTCTAAGGTAATCAGTCTGTACCATGTCCCCAGTGCATCACGTACAACGACATAATCATTGAGACGATACATTTTGATACCGCCTTCCTGAGGTGGTAAATAAAGACAGGCATTCCCTGCGACAATCAGCATTTTCAGAGCTTCTGTAATGGTCACTCTGATCTGGTGTGTCTCTACATATTTCATGCAAATATTTTCAATTCGCATGAGCTGCTGCTGAACTTCCGTCACCATATTATCCCCAGACTGTTCCAGTTCCTGCTTCGTGTCCTGTGAAGGATTCAAAGTAAAGAAAGGACTATTCGGGGGCATAAGAGCTAAGGCAAGTTTAGATGTCAGATTATTGACTGCTCTGGCACCAAAGCTTTGATATGGTGTACTGAAAGTAGTAGAAGCATTAGAACCATTCTGAGGGAACAGAGAAGGAATTGTGTATTTAGCGCAATCTTCCGCACGAGTGATATACATGTTTCTATCATTAGACAGACGTTCATATGCACTCTTCGCTGTTTCTTCACGGTTCTTGATAATATCATTCATGCTGTTCTGCTGTGCCATGTTTGTCTCCTATCATTAGAGATTAAGACCAGTACCTGTCGTACCCCCAGAACCAGCTGAACCGCCACTATCAATCATTAAGGCTCGCTTCCCTTTATTTGTCCGCTTTCGCTTATTAGACACCAGATCAGATTCTTGCTGCCCCTGCGTAGGTTCTGGTGCTGCTACAGCAGGGGCGGAAATCTGCGGAGCAGCAACTTCCTGTGTACCATAACTACCACCAAAAAGTCCCCCTATGAGCTTAATAGCAGGCTGTGCTACTGCCCCTACTAATTTACTTACTGCATGCCCTACTGCCTTAAATGGTTTTGTAATTGCGTGTGTAACTTTATGCCACCATCCCATATTTCTCATTCTCCTTTAATTTACAAATTGTAATTTACACCTGTATCATTAGTTGCCTTATTCAGCGTGTCTTTCTTAACAGTAAGAGCTGCCACACCTTTCTTTTTGCTTGCTACTTCCCAATTCTTTATTCCACCATAGACAGCATTCTCTGGTTCTTGTGCCGTATTGTTTGTCTGTTGAAGCTGCGCTGGGGTCATACTGGGAATAGTGATCTTAGGCATCTTATTCCACAAACACATATCATTTACCTACATTCATTCTCTGGCATGCTAAAAGAGAATCAATCACATCCTGTACACCCTTGATGTATCCAAGACGCATTGATTCACTTCCAACATCTTTCTTTGCCAGTAAATAGGAAATATCAAAATTCTTACGAAGATACTCCATCAGTTCTGCTGAAACATAAGGACGTTTCATCTCTGCACGCAAAGAATCAGCATCATCCTGTACTCTAATCAAGGACTACACCTCTCTTTCTTGCGTGATATTTGAATAAGATTAGGAAACCATGGGATAATCTCTCCTGTCTTGCTATCGTAGTTTTCATCTCTAAGAATCCGTGCTACCTGTGCCTGTGTCAATGCATAGGATTCAGACAGCCCCTTTTTCTTAAATGCTTCAACTACCGTTTCCCAAGACACACCCTTATCTGCAAAGAGTTTCTGGGCAGTCTTTGCACCAATGCCAGGACATCCAGTGTAATTGTCAGCAGTGTCTCCCATGAGTGTCTGCATGAGATGAAAGTAATCAGCTTCCCCTTCATCAATGACATACAACTCACGTTTCATGAAATTATAAAAGACACTCGGGATACACTTGAAATCTTTATCCGCAGATATGATGACAGTGTGTCCCTTATGTCTTGTCGCTAAGATACCACAAAGATCATCCGCTTCCAGCTTAGGTCTTGTGATACTTTCATAATTTCTTTTGCACCAATCAACAATGGCATGATAACAAACAGGCTTTCTCTTCCCTACTCTATTCTGTTTGTAGAGAGGGTAGATCTTCTTTCTGAAATTATCCTCGCCACTGAAACAGAGAACGATTTTGTATTCGCCTTCATAATTGAGTTTGTCTAAGACAGCCGCTGTAATTTCTGCTATACGAGCATCCACTTCACCTTTAGCATCAGCAGCATCTGCCCATAATGTCCAGACATCCCCATCCCAATTCACTTCATGCTCTACTACAGTGCAAGATTGAAAGCAGATCATGTCTCCATCAAATACGAGCATCAGTGGGGATTTCACAAGGCATGACTGTTTCTTCATTCTTCTCCTCCAGATAGCGATCAACCCCATATTTCTTTTTCTCTGCGTCTACTTCAATCTCTGCTTCTCTAACGTGTCTATGTGCAAAAACAATAGCACACACAGCGTCATTAAAGTCCTTTACTTCCTGCATAGTGACAAGCTGTCCATAACTATCAGAAACATAAAACTCAATAGAATTGATTGCATCATAGAGATTCTTTTTCACACATTCATTCTGAATCTTTTCAAGAAACGTCTTTTCCTGTTCCATTTATTTCTTCTCCTCTTCTGGAATATAATGTTCAACCACCTTGATATTGGCTTTAGCTGCACGAATAATAGAAGCATTGGCATTAAACACTTCATTCAGAATAGTACGGAGCTGGGAAGCAATAAAGTTGTTGTCCTCTATCGTATCACATGCTCCTGCCATATCTCTAACGATCTTAGAGAATTTAAGTGCCAGAATACTTGCTTCTTCTGCCTTTCTGTCTACTTCTTCCTCTTCTTCGTATTCTTTCAGTTTGCCATTATAGAAAGCGATAATGTCTTTATCATGCTTGTCCATATATTCAGCAAGTTCTTTTTCACCCTTCATTGCGGCTTCTCCTGCTTTATGAAATTCATCATAGTCAACAGGAATATTGTACGTTTTATCAATATTCAGTTTAGAAGCTGGGTGTCTTGCATACCAAGTAAGATTATCTCTAGCCATTTCCAGCGGAGACAGTGTTGCCATATCTACTTCCTCATCCATCTCTGGAGACACAACTCTTGCTCTTTCAAGAAATGGATCAATAGATGCAATCCGTACAAAATCAAGAGCGCCATTTGCTTTTCTGACACTTACTGCCTGATCCAGACAAAACAGAACTTCATCTTCCATCATATGACATACACATTCTTTAGACATAATTTGTACTTCCTTTCTTATAAACAAAGAGAAATAAAAGTGTTCTCTTCTCCATAGCGTACCGCAATTAAAAAATCAGTGACAATCATACCAATTTTTGCCAATAATACCTTCTGTATCTAACTGAACTCTAAAGTGGTAATGTGCCTGTGTGTCTCTCATTGCTTCCTGTGCTTCTTCAACAACAATCTTTGCAACATCCAAATCTCTACATGCTATCTGCTGTTCATCGTGAACCCAAGCCATCAGAGCAAAGTCTCCATCCCATCCATGCTTCAATCCTCTAGCAAGCAGCCTCTCTTCTGTACGTACAATCCAATACTTACATACAAGCGCACCTGCACTCTGTAACAAAAGATTCAAAGCAGAATGAATAGAACGTACATGCAACTTTCTTCCATCCAATCCTTTGAGCCAGTGTCTTTTCCACTTCAAAATGCCCCCACGGAAATCAGTTTCCACGAGAGCATCTTTTACAGCCTTACGTAAAGAACGAATAGCAGGTACTTTCTTCAAGAATCTAGCCTTTACTGCTTTCCCTGCTTTTTCATCCCCCCCAATAAGACCACCCATCTTTTTGTCTCCAGCCCCATATAGAAAGGCGTAGATAAATCTCTTCGCTTCATCACGAGTAGCAAGACCTGCTGCCTTCTGGTTCAGTGTATGAATATCACCATTTACAACAACATCTGCGTATTCTCCCCCATCATAAGGTGCAAGAAAATGTGCAAGACAACGAAGTTCAAGACCACAAGCATCTATCCCTGCCTGATACCATCCTTCTGGAACGCCAAACAAACTTCTACATTCTTTCCCATAAGGACTAGCATTGTGAGGGACTTGTGTGACATTAGGATTTGCGTGTGTCGCTCTCCCACTAACTGCTCCACAAGGATTCACCCTTCCATGCATACAGCCGTCCTTCTTCACCAGTTTAAGCCATGCCTGTGCCCCATCTGAAAGCTGCCCAAGTCTCTTCACAATCATCAAGTATTCCTCAATAAGCGGAGACAAGGTTCTTACTTCTTCTGGTGCATCTGGATCAGTAGACATAAAATGGAATGTGTCTTCATCCACCTTCAATCTATCTTCCTCATACAGGTCTGGATTGTCAGGTGAATAATGATAATGTTCAGTCACTAACCATTCAATCTGCTGCCTGCTCTTAGGATTAAAATCTTTGTAGCGTTGTATTGGAACGCCAGCCTTATATCCTAATCTTTTGTTGTCCCTCTTAGGAACGAAAACTTTGTCTGGAATACGAGGTGCCAGTTTCATCAATTCTGTTGCTAAGACACACTGCCTTTTCCGTAACACCTTTTCCAGCTCTTCTGCTGCTTCAGTATTAAATGGAAACCCATTCTGCTCCTGCTTAAACATTAGCCATTGTGCTGCGTGTTCAAGCTGAATAGCCTTTTCAGAATATGGGTGTCTTGTCAGAAAGTCATAGAGCTTCTGGGTAACAACTACATCCTGCCTGTTATACATCAGCATGTCTTCGCTAAAAGTAGCCCATGCATCTTCTGTCTCTTCCGCATACGTTCCTTTCAGCTCTCCCAGACGATACCCCCATGCTTTCAGAGACTGTGAGCCAATAAGTTTACCAGCCAATCTCCCCTTTTTGAACAAATCATAATCATAGTCTTTGATGTTACCATAGATCAGACGTGCCAAAACTAGGGTGTCTCGCACATACTTTCTTTGTTCCCTAGACACATGGAAGATCTCTGGATAGAGTTTTTCAAGGCAAGGAATATCAAAATCAATGATGTTATGTCCGCAGATTGTCTCCCCCTTATCAAGAGCATCCTGCAACATACGAACACCTACTTCAATGTTAGAAGGAGAGAAGCTATGCATTGTTTCTCCATCAAAGATCGCTATGCAGTGAACCTTTGTAGATTCTTCTAGCAAACCGTTACTTTCAATATCAAAAGTCAACATTTTCTTCTTCTCCTTCCTCATCAATATAGTCACTGAGTTTGTCTACCGCCTGTAAGGTATCATGCTCTTTGTCATAGAATAAATAACCACCAATGCCTGTCTCTCCAGTCCATCGACACTTCAAGACACGCACTCTTACCAAGTTCTTTTTCTTTCCTTCTGCCTGTTGATTTCTTTCAAGACCAAGCACCGTATCAGCGAGCTGTCCAATAGCACCAGAACCACGAAGCTGGGAAAGAGAGACACACCCACCTTCTTCAAACGCTATGCTTCCTACAGCATTGTTACGTCTAAGATGTGAGATGATAATAAGACCAACACCAGTTTCTTCTGCCAGAGAGCGTAGCTGTGTCATCAGAATATCAATCATCTTGCGTTCGTTGTCTCCCTCTAATCCAGAGATTGCAATGGAAATATGGTCAAGAACGATGAAATCACACTCTTCACTCACTGCCATATATCTGATTTTATCCATCAGATTGTCTCCATCCAGAGAGCCAAAATGCTCATACAAGACATAACGTCCAGTACCTAAAGTTTCGTCAAAGGCTTTTCTGTACTCTTCATCAGAGACTGCATGCCTATTAAGGTACAGTCGTTTCCCTACATGCAGAGACATCAACCCTGTAGCAGTACGTTTAGGATTCTCTTCCAACATCAGCATACCAATCTTTAGCTTCTTTACTACGCCAAAGTCATATGCGATCTGTCTTACAAATGTTGTCTTACCCACACCTGTTCCAGCCGTCAAGACACAAAGCTCTCCCTTACGAAGCCCCATAATCATCTTATTCAGTGTTAAGTTCTCCCAAGGCAGATTGTATCCATCATTCTTCACATCCTCAGAAACAGCATCCCATAAATCTTTGCCATTCACAATGCCATCTGGGGTATATTCTTTTGCGTTCCAGATTGCATCAATGACAACTTCGGGATGACCGTTCTGCAAACATTCATTCGGGTCTTTGTAGGGAAGGGTGCCTATATACAGCTTTCCCGGTTTTAGCAGCCCCTCAATGTCTTTGATCCCTTTTCGTCCTGCTTCATCCATGTCGAAAAAGACAATCACTTTATCAAAGGAATTAAGCCATTCAGACTGTGCCTTGAATACTTTCTTTGCACTGCCAGCCCCAGCAGGTATGGAGACACAAGGGTATTTGTTGTCATTGATCTGTGAAACAGTCAAACAATCAATTTCACCCTCTGTCACAACCAGCATCTTTCTGTGTCCATTCGCCCATAGGTTCTGTCCAAAGAAACGATTAGAGAACTTTGAACCTTTTGTCTCAAACCTTTTGTCTTTGTATCGGATCTTCTGTCCGATCAGTTCCCCATGGTCATCATAATAGCAAGCAACTTGTGCTGGCTCATCATGAATAGTTGTTTTGAAATACCCATATTTTTCACATGTGTCTTTTCTGATCCCTCTGGCTCTAAGAGTGTCTACCACCATATCAGTCAAAGGAATACAGCCTTTGCATCTGTGTCTACTTTCTGCCTTGTCTTCCATTTCTTCTGCATCTCCTTCATAGTGATATGTATCGCAGGAAAAGCAGTAAGTGTGTCCATCGGAATAAAGACACAATGCATCATGCGAACCACAATCAGCGCAGGGTAAATGCGCTTGTACTAGCGTACTCTGCATAATTCACTGGAATATATTCTCCTTTAACCCTTGCAACATCAGCATCACGGAAATCAGTTTTGAAGCATCCAAGCAAATCATTCACGGCTTTTTTCTGTACATCCGTTTCTTCTCCACCAGTAGGAACATCCACAAACACAATGATAGACGTTTCTTGAGGATCAACATACAGCCCACCAACTGCCATCTGTTCTCTGCCCTGTTCAACATGCCCATCACGATGAATCACGTAGTGGTAGTCTACATCAAAATCACCTCTACGGCGTGCATCACTGTATAATGCGTCTCCATCTTTGTTTTGAAGATCAATATCAGCTACAATGATGAGATCCGTCATGCTCCTATTTCTAAATTTAATCTTTTTCACGTTTTTCACCTCTTACATAAATATCTTTTTCACTCATCCCTTTCTTCGGCTCAGACAACCAGTCTAAAGGTATGTACTTATCTGCATATACAAACCCATGTTTTTCACACCAGTCTCCGTAAGATGTCTTGCTCCCTTTACGAATCTTTGTCCGTGAATTGGAAAAAACAAACCTAATATCCAGATCTGGATGTTGTTTCTGAATTAGAAGGTGCTTCTGTCTATCAGCAACAGAACACAATCCCTTTGTCTCTACAATAATTCCATTGCCTAAGACAAAATCAGGGGTGTAATGATGAAGAACAGGTGCAGAAGTATAGTCTACCCTATGCTTTTCATAGGAATACTCTGCTCCTGCATTGTTCAATTCATCAATCACTCTTTCTTCTAGCCCAGACCGATAAGATTCATTGACCTTTCTACTCCACCCTCCATGTCGGCTAAAGTAAGGCAATATTAGAAATCTCCCTCTTCATCAAATGGAGATCCATCATCTTCTACATCTGGCTTAGTAGTCGCGGTATCTTTATCGTATTCACCTTCAACTGTAGAATCATACCCTTCTTCGTTCGTACTAAAGCCAAGGGACGCTGCATCATTACCGCCGTATGGGATGTATTTAATAACCTGTACACCACGGAGATAGCATGCCAGCCCATTGTTATTGTTAGACATCCAGTATGGAGACAGCGAGAAGGCAACACGAATGATGGAACCATTCCCAAGATTAGATGCTTTAATCGGATGACCTTTCGCATCAACAACTGGAATAGTACGGGTCATCTCTTCCCCAGCTTTTGTCTTGTAAGTCTTTTTCGCCTTGAATTTGAAAGTGATCGTGCCATCATTCAGGGTATGCATACCAAGAGAGGGTTCAGAACTCCACTTCTTACCTGGCTTCAGTTCATAGGATTCTTTAGCCTTTTCAAACTCCTGTTCCAGATATTCCTTAAATTCTTTGGTAGTCTTTTCATCAAAAGTAATCTGAATAGAATAACCAAGTTCCTGTCCTTCATAGGTTTCTACTTTACGCAGGAAAACATAACGTGCTTCTCCTTTCGGTGTAACACCATTCACAAACTGTCTTTTTACGTTAGCCATAATTTTTCTCCTTAATCAAATTTATTTACAACAGCATTATCAGAAATTTTAACAAGTACTCCCATAGCGACTGCTTCACCTGCATAAATTCTACGAAGCTCTGGGGAAGTATTTGTACAGAAGACACCCAGATGTGCTGCTCCTACCACGGATGTAGGAGAGACAATCAGTAACTTCTTCTCCATCAGTCTTGTCCCATGCAACATAAGAGCGTACCCAGCAGGAACTCTCGCTCTGCCAAAATGAACATAAGCGTTTGCATCAATCGTCATTGTCTGTGTTGCTTTGAAGATGAATGCACCATTCACAAGTTCTACAACGACTTCTTTCCCCACTTCAAGGTGCGGAATACGTGGTACTCTAGGTTTCTTTGTTACGACTTTCTTTTCTTTTGTCTCTGTCATAATCAACAGCTCCTTTCTCCATAGCTTGCCCCAATTAAAAATGACTTTGCATTAGGGCACTGTGACAGGATTTCTGTACAGAAGGCTCTCCACTCAGGCAACTTGTGATTGTGTCTCTGTTTAAGGATCGTTTTAAGCTGTCTATAGTTAGTAGTAACCCGTGCAGTCAATTCAAGACCTACAGGGCAGGAATAAACCAACTGCAAAAATGAAGATTCACTCTGTTCCTCTCTAAACTGCTTCTGCAATTCTTCCAGTCTCTTGATAATCTGCGGATCTGTGTAAGGGGTGAACGCCATATCAAGCTGCATCTTAGACAACCTGTGCATAGTGGACTGACTAGACACAATCTGTGCAAAATGGTAGCGTTCAAACTCTGTCCACATCTTAATCGTGCAGGTCAAATCAAAAGACACGACAATTCCACTTAGAAAATTGTCGTGTCCTTCACTGCTTTCTCTGCTTGCTAATGAAACAGCGCGCTTCCAATCACGATCATCAATGTAGCGGTACTGCAACTCAAAATCTAATCTTTCTTTCATTGGATAACCACTAGCACGAATAGCATTGTGCATATCGTATACCTGTAAATTTGTGATTTTCATTTTTCTACCTCTTTCAGCTTCTGTGCATACCATGCGATTTTTCCTGCTGTTTCCTGATTATCTCCTTTACGCCCATATCTGTAAGCATACTTGATGATATTGCCCCATAAAAAGCCTTCCAGTTGTTCTTTTGTCATGAGATGCTCCATAATCTCAATGGCTTCGGGAATACCCTCTACCTGATAATGTGATGGGTTGATAGCATCAGAATTATTTTTGTTCATCTCATACTCCTTTCATCTATTTGCTTCAAAGAATGCTTTTGCAAATCCAGGTGGTGTCATTGCCCTAAATTCTGCATCTGTTTTTGGCTTATGGAATTGTAGTTGCGGAATCTTGTTCCATGCACTTTTGTGTAAATATGCAAAATTAGGCTTACTCCTGTTCCGTCTAGTGTATAAATCAATCTTTGGAACATAATCCCAGTTTTCAAATTTCCTTTTGGGAATATTGAAATTCCCCCAGATATCAGTAGCTTTCGTCCACGGATCACCATAAAACCACGGCTGAAAATTCAACTTTGGCATACCAAGATATTTCCTCAAATGCCCTCGTGGATTTTCCAATGCCCAAAAATGCGGATTGCACTGATTGATGATTTGCAAACAAGCGTTTACAATTTCCATCCCTGCTGCTTCATTGCGTTTTCGTGGTTCAGCTTTACAATTTAGAAGTGAAAATTCTGTACATGGTGGTGCTGCAAGGATCCCGTAAACATTGTCAGGTGGGATATAGGTTCTTACATCATAGTCTGGCAAAGTGATAATACGTACATCATACCCTGCTTCTTGATACGGTTTAGACCATGATCCAGTTCCTCCGCACAAGTCCAAAATAATACGTATGTCTGTCATATCTTGCTTTCTCTTACCTTCTTTTTGTAAAATCTTCCATTTTTGAATTTCTCCTTTTGCCAATCAACTAATTTGTAATTGATCTTCGTCACAATAGCAGTACAGTCAGAACAACAGAGCTTATATACATTTCCGTATGTAGACACACTCGGTTTATAGGGCTTGCTGCAATACCTGCAATGTCGTATCCCCTGCTTCTGTTCTTTTTCCCAATATTTGTTTGAACAATCAACACAACAAAAATGGGAAGTTGATTCAAATCCTTTGTACGGATGAAACAACTTCCCACATTCCCAGCATTTCCATAAGCATGTTTTGTTTCTGACTTGATTCGTGTATTTCTTCCACTCAAGTTCATTTGAAATGACAGTCCTCAATCCCCACCTCCTGTTGTTAGACACACCTTGATTTGGGAAGACAAACAGAAATGGTGTCTTCTCCATAGCATGTCACAATTAAAATCAGGAACCCTATAAGGATGATTTTTAATAATAATCATTAAAAACAATAAAAAAAATCCCATATAAGTAATATCTATAGAATATTCTATAGGTATTATTTATATGGGAACTATTAACAATTATCAATTTAAGTTTCATTACTAGGAATCTAAGAGAATACTTAAAGTATTCTCCTCTTCTCCATAGCATACCACAATTACATTTTGTTCAATTTGTCTTTATTCTTGATACAAAAAGCATGAATCAAGTCACGAATTGCTTGCGATGGTTTTACACCTTTTCTAGCACAAGTAGAATAAAATCTTTCTTTTTCTTCTAATGATATTCTGAGCCTAAATTGTGCATCCTTAAATGAATCGTCTTCCATTCTTTTTTCTATTCTCCTTCCTTTACTTACAAAAGATTCTTAGTCTTTTCATTCTTTATGCAAAACTCTTCAATGAGTTTACGCACCACTTTAGATGGGGTCATGCCCATATTGGTGCATATAGTATAAAAAGCATCTTTTTCTGCTCCATTGATCCTGATTCTTAACGATACATCTTTGTTCTGCTGCTGTTCTTGCTGTTCTGTAGTCATATTTATACCCTCCTTTGACTGTCTACAGAATATCACAAAGCTCCATATGTGTCAAGATGTAGGGCTTTGTGTATCCCTAATGGAAAACATAAAGACTATCAAGCACCTGTCTGATGTCTAATTTTCCTTCGGATGGGGGACATGGCAGTGGTTTATCCTGTGTTCCTACTGCTGTTTTCATGTCTTCATAGAAATTTTGAAGTACATCATTCTCTTCATACATCTTCACGAATGCTTCTCTGACAGTGTGAAAGAGGGTGTCTGCCTGTGCAGGGGACGTAGCATAGGAATCATGGATCATGCTGAAATGGTGAATCCCCTTGTCAAGACACATGTTGATAGACAACTGCAAGTGTGCTGCATCCATTGAGTGAATAAAGTTTGGCGCAATCCCTTGTGTCTGTTTCTTTTTTGCAACATTCCCTGTTTCTTCTGACACATAGAAGTTTTTAGTGAGATTTAAGAATCTCATTTTCACCTTCTTGACGTGTGTCTCCATATAGTTCTGCTGAATAGGAAGCCCCATTGGTGTATTCCATGTAACGACATCCCCTGTCTTGCATACAATAGCGGAAATGTCTTGTAACCACTTCATTCCAATGAACGCCTTGACAACAGTTTGAGAAGCTGCTTGCCAAATTAGTTTAGCCATGTAAAGTGCTAAAGTGTTCTTGCTTGCAGTAAACATGCTTCCCTTGTCAGTTCCGTACACATCATTTAGAGTATCTTCTAAAATCTGCTCTTTGAACCCAAACTGTTTAGCACCGTATGCAAGGGTCATCACGCATCTTTTCGTGACTTTTCGATTTACGCCATATGCGAGCCACTGCTGTGCAAGAGTTCTTGTCCCCCATTTCATCGTTTTCTCACCAAATTTGTTGGTCATCCATGCATCAGAAGTACCATTTTTAGCGTTTTCTCGTAACATGACGTTCACTTTTTCTGCTACTTCACCGTAAATGTCCCTAGGTTTATCGCCAGGAATCAGATTTACGGATAATCCACCAATTTCATCCCTAAGAGCTGCTGAAAAATGCTGTAATCCAGAGCAAGTCCCATCAAATGCTACAGGTACACCACAAGTCCACCCAATGACAGAGCCGTTGTGCTTGCCTTTGTAATCAAGCATTTCCTTGTATTCAAAGCACCACCCAAGAAATTCTACAGGGCAATCAGAGTTAGCCCAAAAACCTTTGTCTTTCCCTAATGGGTCATTCGCTACTGACAAGATAGCTTCTTCATTGTCTTTCGTCCACTGAATCTGATCGTCAAAAGACACCTTATCATTGCCGTAAAACTCACAACCTGCTACACGCATCCAGTATTCAGCTTTTTCATTAGTAGCGGCAGGGGTGTCTGCAAGTAAAAGCAGCCCTTTTGTCAAATCATCACCCTGAAAAGAGAATGCAGGAATGGGATAGACACGCCCTCTAAAGTCCATGTTGCAAGGGAAGAATATTCTCTTGTAGGGAGCGTATTCTTTAGCGATTGCAAGCATAGATAAACATCTAAGTGCCCTTCCCTTTCGTGCATTTTCACGATGAATCAATTCAACTGCGAGCTTCTTATGTTCTTTCAATTCTTCTTCTGTATAATCTCCTTCTAATCTAGGAAGCTTATCATAAGGTTGAAATTTGGGAATACCTGCAAGATCCCCACCATTCTTGACGATTTCTTCTACTACTTTCAGCACTCTAGTATTGATTTTCCATGGTGTAGACTGCACGGCATTGACTGCACGTAAGACACTAGTTAAATCTGTCTGTTTCAGCTTTTCTAAATACTGCGTAAAGAAGATAGTTTTATTCTTATGCAGTCTCATCAAAGGATATGATGTCCTTAATTCTCCATAGTAACCACCATCCGTGTAGCTTGTCCATTCTTTAGGGGGAATAATCGTAGGAATTGCCCTACAAGTATTCTGCAACAATGCTACTTCATTGATATTCCATAAATCAATAAAAAGTTGAGTAGGGTTAAGTTTATCCATGCTTGCTCTTCCAGTGCCATGATTGATATGCACAATTTCAAATAAGGTGGTGGAAGACACAAGGCATTCAATCAGCTTGCCCCCTAATTTTATTTTGGTGGCGGTATTCCATTCAATCCAGTTAAATCCTGCTTCTGTCATTGCTTTGTTCTGTATGTAATACTTCTTGAAATGTTCACCTACGCGCTTCTTTAAGCCAGTATTTAATTCTTTCAGATTTTCAGGGTTAGAATTTTCAAATGCTACAAGATTAGCATCATCTTCAATGCTTTCCCCAATACGTTTAGCAATGGTGCTAAGTTCATTCTTTCTGATAAAAACATAGTCCATTGTGCACGCCATTGTACTCAGAGCAAGCACGGCATAAAGGTGTGTCTTATCAGCATAGATCTGTGCTAACTGTTCCAACATGTTATGATAAGCTGCTTGTACGCCACATTTTGGCTGCAATTCATATGTTACAAACTCACGAATACTTTTAATAAACTTATCATATGCATAGTCCATCATACCTTTTCCGACTTGTGTCTCTGTAGCTCTTCCATTACTACAGCTGTTCTGTAAGACACGCTGCGCTGCTTCTTCTGCGCGTGTCTTTGCACGTCTTTCCAGTTCAATTTCATCCTTGAGAGTGATGTTTTCATAGTCCATGATATTTTTCCTTTCTCTGAAAAAAAAAAACATAAGAAAAAGAGAGAACGAAAATGTTCTCTCCCTCTCTATGTGCCACAATTAGCTTACTTGTCTATTTTGTACAAAATTCTACTGTCACATGCATAATAACATCCATCATACTTATGGATACATTCAGGAAAACTTTCGGTGTCTTCTTCAAGTAAGTACAATTCATAACCGTCCATCAGCTTATTTCCTAATTCTTCGTTGTCAATACAATCAAGGAACATAGACGGTATATCTTTGAATGCACCTTTTTCGATAAGGAAGGCTGCTAATTCTGCGGGGTTTCTGATATAGGCATAGCTCTCATTTCTTCCACGCTGTACCCATCCGATCTGCCATGTCCTTGCTAAGATAAGGGAATCAAAAATACCTGCTTCTGCTACGTCATCATAAACAAATGCAGCTTCAATCTGCATTGCCGTCATATCTATAAGTTTATGCAGAAACTTGATAATCATGTCTGCTTCCCAATCATCAATAGAGATGGTGTAGGTAGCATCATCATCCAGTCCGATACGTTCATGCGGAAGATAGACAGTCATGTATTTCCCTTCCTTGTCCGTTCTTACTCTAACCCCACTGAACGGGAGCGTAAAAGCAAAGCTATCTGTATCTAACATGATTATCATCCTTTCTTGTCTAAAAATCCGTTCCATCTGCCAGGAACTCATAGTTTCCTTCTTCTAATTCTGTACGAATATAGTTATCACACGTATAGTATTCATAATCAGCTTGTGCATTTTCATAAAGCCGTTCACATTCTTCTTTTCGCCATTCTTCAAGGGCATCAATGAAATAGGCGTACTTCTCATCTTCTTCCATCGGGATGCCGTCAATCAGTAACTCAATGTATGTATTCCACGAACGTGGATTAGAGCTAACCCATGAATACTGCACTACACGTACTTCCCCATACTTTCTGATTTCATCAAGGACGGATGCTTTAATACAGCCTTTTGTATCAAAGTTTTCAGCTACATTGATTGCTGCTTGTGCGTCCTTGAACTCCCCTGTGAACCCTGCCCCTGCTTCCGCACCATTCGGGGAAAAAGACACATTGTCTTTATCTACTTCAAAGCCGTGGTCAGAAAACATGGTGTATGTGAAATCTTCTTTTGTGTACTCACCCCAATCAAGGGAATCTACCCACGTATATCTGTATCTTTCCAGTACTTCTTCCTGTACTTTCTTTTCCAGTTCATTGAACTTGTAAACTTTCTGTACTACTTCTCTCATGATAATTCCTTCCTTTCAAAACTGATCCCACTTACTGTGCAATTTCCAAGAAACCAAAGTCACATTCTATGAACCCATCATCCATAAGGGCATCTGCTACCTTGTCATAGTCCAGATAATCTTCTAATTTATCAAAGCTATCCCCCCAATAGCCTTCCACCCCTAACTCTTTGATTAAGTCTTCCCAACTCATTTCTTCTCGCCACCAAATTGAATGATTTGCAAGTTTTTCCAGTACTTCTTCTAAGTCATCTTGCACGTACTTAAGATACTGTTCCACGATAATCTGTTCATATTCTTCCAAGTCATCCAGTTCATCCTGTACTTCATCCGCTTTGAGATACGTCCAGAACTTATCATCCACCGTGATTTCTTGATGATACTTGTTGATTTTGTTAAGAATATACTTATACATAGCCATTGCCATTCCGTCCTTTCTTTTTAATCCTTTGGCCTGTCTCATCAGAACGTGGGCAGCTATCTCACGTTGACTAGACACACCCTCTCTTGTGTGTCTAGTTTCGACTTTATGCAATGAGTTCACCTGTCGTGATATCCACTACCTGCGCATGTAGTACGTCAAGCCTGTAGTTTTTGTTGCTTGCCGCCCTCTTTACAAGGGTAAATGGAATAATTCCTTTTGTTCTACAGTGTTCATCAATGAACCATCGAATGTGTCGCCGTGTTGTCATGCTGTATAGCCCCGTGATTTCGAGACTATCCAGTGTTCCCTTGATTACAAGGGTATTGTAAGAGTACATCTCATATTCTGTAGACACATTGTCATTGTTTGTGTCTACCCATACCGTGTAATTTTTTGTTGTGTGCTTGCCTTTTTCGATGTTGAACCATTTAAGCATTTTCATCATCCCCACTTTCTTCATCTTTGTCATCTTTCATTCCTAACATTTCATAAATCCAATCTTCTTCAAACCAAAGAATGTCATTGAGTTCTGTTCTTTCAATACCATCTGGATAGCATTCTTCAATGAGATTGCAAAATTCTTCCCCTTTTCCTTTTACTTCAATGCATTCCGCCGTAGCCCCTGCACCTCCCCAAGATGTGCTAAGAATGTCATTAAAATCCATTTCTTCAAATACTTTCATAATAATTCCGTCCTTTCTTTTCAATTCTGTAGCTTGTCTCATCAGAACGTGGGCAGCTATCCCACATTGACTAGACACACCCTATCTTGTGTGTCTAGTTTCGACTTTTACTTGCTTTTCTTCACAAGCACAATTTTCAATTTATATGCCGTGTCTAAATGATCGATATGGGTAACATCATCAAAGCAATATGCAACTAATTTCCCTGCATAGTCACAACGTACCTTGAGGGTGCGCCCTGCATAAAAGCACACATCACCTTGTGCAATATCAGGTGAATCGTAACTACTGAATTTTTCAAGAATTTTGATTTCAATGCATTCCCATTTACCGTTTTCATAACCTTCTTGCATTGCTATGAAATTTGAAATGCTGCTTTTAATCCTGCCGATAGCAAATTCATCAAACATAATCAACCCATTGTCTTTTGTCCATGTGTTCATGCCCCATGCCGTGATTTCTTTTCTTTCCATGATTTTTCTTCCTCTCTAGCATGTATCCTATTGTGTAGCCATGCTTACCAAAAAAAATTTTAGACACCATCTCTTGATGGTTGGAATACCACTGTTTAGTACAATGGTTTAGAGACTAGATACAGCATGATTTCACTACCTTTCACCTACACCGTTTCATTTCATCGTCTGCGCTTGCCCCGTCATCACAAGATACCTTGCTAGACGTTGTAAGCACACACTCTATGAGACTGTCCACTACTCAGCCCTGCCGTATATCGCAAGCTACTTTCATGACTTTTCAGTGTGTATCTTCACTGTCATGTTGCCACCGCTTTTCCCGATGACTTTCTTTTTTTCGTATGGTGTGAATTGATACTACGCATGCAGTAAGTTCACCATTCGCATTTTTCAGCTATTCAGTTTTCAAAGAACCCCGATGATGTTTTGGGGTATCCCATTGCGTCACCGTCAATCTCTCATTCTCAGTAGTATCACTCCCTCTCGTTCGTTCACTGTGCCTTGATTGTAGCACATTGTGTATCCATTGTCAAGAAGATTTTTCCTCTAGTTCTCTCTGTCGTCTTACCATTCCGCCGTGAATACGTTGCCGTTCGCGTTCGCAATGTGCGTTGTTCTGAGTTCTTCCACCACGCTATCCGTACATACTCTACAGATAGCATTTTCAGAAATCGTGGGCGGTGTGCCTTGCGGCGTTCCGTCCGTGTCATCCTTGACTGTCCATATTGTATCACGACGTGTATCCAAAATCAAGCCCAAATTTGCATTCCTTTGGGGAGAAATTTTGTTCGCATGGTATACCATACCCCCGTAGGGTATCATGATTGTCAACCATGGCTCGCTTGTAGCACGTTAGTAGTAAGAGATTAAATCTTACAAGTACATATATAGGCAAACACGGCTTGCCCGCCCTGTTCCATTTAAGTATAATAATATTATACTAATACATTCCACCCTGCCCCTGCGATAACGGCGAGCGCGTGGAGGGTACGGGGGAAAACAGCCAGGGCAATTTTAATGAATACCCTTTCACAATTTTTACAATTTTTTGTTTTAAGAAGGAGGAACATCATCATGAAAAGACAAAGGGCACCACGAGGGCAAGGAAGTATCACACCATACGGAGATGGAAAATTCAAAGGCATCATCACCATTGGATACAAACTAGATCCAGTGACGAAGAAGAATAAACGTCTCACCAAAACCTTTACAGGTAAGACAAGGAAAGAAGTCCAAGCAAAGATCACTGAGTATCAGTACAAAGTAAATGCAGGGAAGATCAATCCATTAGCAGCTCCCCTTACATTCAAACAGTACAGTGAACGATGGTTAATGATGAAAAAGACAACACTTAAACCACAGACATACAGGAACTATGAGAGTAATATGCAGTGTCTTGATTTTGGCAACAAAGTGATGAAAGACATAACAGTTTCAGACGTCAACACGTTGCTCCTAACATTGCTACAGACACTCTCCCCTGCCACTGTACGAGGAAGACACGCCCTATTGAAAAGTGTCTTTGAAGGAGCAAGAAAAGAAAAACTCATTATAGAGAATCCTGTAGAAGACAGCATGCGTATCAAGGCACAGGTAGATCACACTGTGACAGAAATGCATGTCTTAACGAAAGAAGAGAGTACAAATGTTCTATTAAAAGTTAAGGAGATGAAAGCTCCCATATGGTTCTACCCTCTGATACGTACTGCCTTAGAGACAGGGATGAGAAAAGGAGAGCTGCGTGCCTTACAGTACAAAGCACTGGGTAAAGACACCATCTATATAAAAGCAAGTGTAGAAGACAGTGCGGGGAAAGGGGCAACTCTCACAACGCCTAAGACACGTGCTTCTGTAAGGAGAATACATGTGTCTACATCACTCATTGAGATACTACAGGCTCTTCCCCATAAAGATGAAAACAGTTTTGTCTTTCACACTAAGAATGAGACTTTAATTGCTAATAGTGATATACAGTACTACTTTAATGCGTTAAAGAAAGTAAGTAACATAGACAAACCACTTCACTTCCACGATCTAAGACACACCCATGCCACCCTTCTTATCATGGCAGGTGTGAACATAAAGACCGTCTCTACTCGCCTAGGTCACGCATCTGTATCCATAACGTTAAACAGGTACACACACGCCCTTCCGCAGCAAGATAAAGAAGCTAGTGAAATGATTTGTAGTATGCTACTATCGGATACTACGATGAAAGACAATCAGCAATAAATACCCTAGATACCACTATAGAATGTAATTGGGGTACGTATATACATCTAAATACCGTATGGCATAATATCGTCCTTATTATAACATAGAGAAAAGGTTCGGGGTTCGCCCATGGAGCGTGCCGTTCCTTAATTACGACCGGAAAAGGTTCATCGGGTTCTATAGGTTCAAAGGGGAAGGTGCGGCGCATAACAATCAACGGTATCCTGCCCTCTTCCTCTTGCATTTCATCGCGGTACGCTCCATAATAGGGGCAATGCATGTATCATCTATTTCAAAAAGTTTGAAAACAGGGATGAGTGGCTAGTGGCTAGTGGCTAGTGGCTAGTGACTAGTGACTAGGAATTAGGTTTACGATATGAGAAAATCGCTCATTTCAAATCTCCGCGGCGCTTCTGATTTTTTTGCGCCGCACCACCATTTCTCATTTCTCATTTCTAATTTCACATTCAAGAGCGGCTTTCATCCGCAATCCATGGGCGCCACGCCCCGGGCTAACCCTGAACCCTATCCTAAGGAGCCTTCATGACAAAAGATCTCGATTTTACCCAAGGCAGCATCTCGAAAAAGATACTGCTTTTTTCTCTGCCCCTCATGGCCGGCAATATTTTTCAGCAGCTCTACAATGTCGTCGATACATTGATCGTCGGACGATTCCTCGGCGAAGCACCTCTCGCCGCTGTCGGGAGTGCCTACACGCTCATGATCTTCATCACCTCCATCCTGATCGGCCTCACGATGGGGAGCGGCGTCTACTTCTCCATCTGCCACGGCCAAAAGAACACCGCACGCATGAAGCAGTCCATTTATATTTCCTTCCTTTCCATCGGCGCACTCTCGCTCTTCCTGAATGCCATCTCCTATATATTTCTGGAAGAGATCATCCGCTTCATGCAGATCCCCGCAGACGTCGCTTCCTACTTCCGCGACTATCTCCTATGGATCTTCTCCGGTATCATCGCCGTCTTCCTCTACAACTACTTTGCTGCCCTCCTGCGCGCCGTGGGAAAC